CTCATATTTACTCAATATTTTTATAGCTATATCAATAGCTTTATTGACAGAACACTTTTTCTTATTTAATATCTTTTCAGCTAACTTAATTACTTGTTCCACATTTGCTAATACCATCTGACACCTCTTGAATATACTCTGCTTTCCAACCATCCTCAGTTGATTTATTTTCTCTAGCTAAATAACTTGCATAGCTACGACTAACCTTTATATATCTACTTGCTTCTTCAGCACTCTTAAGAATCTTTACCTCTCCAGTATTTATATTGAAAATTTTTATAATTTTCCCTGGTCCACCACGATTTGTAGTTTTTATTTCTGAATCTTCATCTTTTATTTGTTTCTCAATTTCATTTCTCTTTCTTATTGCTCTTAAATTAAGTTCAAACATATCTTCTAAATCCATAGTTTTACTTAGAACTTCATTTGCATCCATCCAAATTTTAGCCATTTTATTACATCTCCCTTATTAAAATACCTAACATTTTATATTGCATTATTTTTGCTACAACTGCTGATAAATGCAATATCTTAAGCCACAATATATCTCTCAATAAAGAATCCCATCCAGATATTATTGTAAAAGTTCCTTCATATTTTACTCTCTCAAACGGATTGTCTATTTCTGTACTCTCAAACATTACTTCTTCGATTCTTGTATCATTTATCTCAAAACTTCCCTTATCACATTCTAAGAAAGCTTTCCCACATTCATATTTCACTTTTAGACCTCCTATATTTCAACTAGACTCTTTATTCTTCTTTTTTTATAAAATACTCTACACAACTAATACTCTTATTATTTTCCTTCTCTTTATCGAGTCTTACTGTATAACCTGCTTTTATAAGTAATCTTGCTATTTCTAATCTATCTGTATCATTTAACGACCCATTTTTTTGTGCATATATTTTACCCATTTTAATCCTCCTTTCTAGGAAGTAATATATTGATATTCACTTCCTAGAAGTTTAATTTTATTTAAATTTTTCCTTCTGACTCTTCTTAATAATCTCATCTAGCTCTTTTTCTTCATATTGAGTGAAAGTCTGATTGAAGTTAGCAAACTTATTTTTATTCACATTATGAGTATTCACAGCTTTATTATTAGACAGTTTCTTCTCCTGTTTACTCTTTTTCTTTCTTTCAAATTCGTTCTGATACTCTGTAAGTTCTAAACTAGTTTTTACACCTGCTTCTATCCAATTATTTAATATTGTCTTAACATACTTATAATTCTTAACTCCATTCGCTATTGCTTCATCAATAGCTCTTATTATTACATCAGCTTCCATTCCATCATCTAAGTAACTCATTAACTGAAGAAAGTTATTTGGAGTAATTACACCTATATAAGATTCATAATATTTTTTTATGTAGACAGTCTTATTTTTTTCAGATTGTTCATCAATAACAGTAGTAATAACATCATTTTCTTTTAAACCTATTTTCTTTTTAATACTATTTTCTTTTATGTTGCCGATTTCCCGACCTCGGTTTTGCCGGCTTCCGGTTTCACCGACTTCGGTTTTACCAGCTTCCGGTTTTACCGGAGTCGGGAAAACGGCACACGGTTGAGATTCAGTCGTTTCAACACTTTCAGAATTTACATTTTGAGGTATATCAAAAATATCATATCTATAGCCTTTCATTTGACCTTTTTCATCCCTTATTTGTGTCCTAATAACAAACCCTTCCTGCATAAGCTCCTTTAAGGCATTACTTACTTTTGTCTTACTATCTTTTCTATAGCTTATTAATGATTTTGCATACACTTTATGGCTACCTGACCTTTGAAATCTTAACATTTGAGTGACTACTCCTACGGCTGAATAAGAAAGATTTTCATTATCTAGTATTGTGTTAGGTACTCTTGTAAATGGGTCATCAAAATTTATGTGAAAATATGTTTCATTATTAAATTTCAATATATCACCTACTCTTGATTTTGCTTTTCATAAGCATTACAAATTGTGTCATATTCTTTTTTTGTTAAATCTTTTATCTCTTTTCCAAATCTCTTAAATACTTTCTCTTTTAAACTTTCTTTATCAACATTTGCATTACTTGCTATTGCATATAACCTGCTTAATTGTTTATCTGTTAAAATTCTATTGTTAGAATTACTTTTAGCTTCATTTTTGCCACTAGTTGCGTCAAAAGTGTCACTTTCAGTTATATTAAGTAACTGAATGTACAAATATCTAGTTTGATAAGTTTCTATACCTCCTAGTGCCTGTAATTCATTAGAACCTTTAAGTTGTAAATCTCTCATGGGAGAAGTGAATACAATCTGTTCTGATGGGTTTTCTCCATTAATTAATGTTAGAGTTGCATATTCATTTGTAAAGGTCACTATAGGGCATAGCTTAGCTTCTTCAAGTAATCCAGTTGCTTGTGGTAGAAAGTCTGCTAACTCAAAATACTTGAAGTTAGCGAACTTATTCTCTCCACTTTTCTTTAAATTCAATTTGCTAAATTTGACTCTTACATCCATTAATTTAATGTAAATATTATTCACTTCCAACAAGTTCACCCTCCATTTCTCTTATATTTCTTTCTAAAACTGACACAAAGCCATCTATATAATCACCATAGTTCCCTTGTAATTTGTATTCGTCTAAATGTTCTTTGAATTGTTCCAAAGTACATCCTTTTCTATGTTTATCTATGCAAAATTCTAATGCTGATATTTGCCCAAATTTTACATCCCAATCTACTTCATCTACTGTTGTAAATCTTAATAAAAATAATCTATCTTCTAAATCCTTAATTATTTCATTTTTTGTTTTCATTTATTCCCCCTTATGCTATAATACATGTTAATAACTTTATTTTTTGTTTTTGAATTGAGCCTCGCTATAGGCTCTTTTCTTATATCTGAACATCTATAGGTTTATCTCTTTCAAGTTCTTCTAAAATTAATTGAAATATCTTGTAATCCTCACTTTCTTCATGTTCCTTTGATTTAATCTCTAAATTTATACCACCTAAAATATTTTCAATAGCATATTTTACTCTTTCCCATGCAACTTTTTCTCTTAGATATTCTCTCATGTGTATATCATCTATTAAACCTCTATCCTTATTTCCAAGTTCCTCATAAAGTTTGCTATTTTTGTTTATCTCTAATTCAGCTAAAACTAATTGTTTTTGAACCATTTTTTTTATTCTTTTTAAACTTTCCATAATTAATCCCCCTTAATTTAATCTCTATTTTGAACTAATCCTACTAAACATATTGCAAATAAACCTACCATTATTAAAGCAGTCATTTTATTTCCTCCTAACCTAATCTTTGAAGAATATAATCATCATATCTAAGGTCTTCTGGTATCAATGCTTGATACTCCATACAGCCTCTTTCTTTATCAAAGTAAGCTAGATTTAGTTCCTCCTCAGTTGCTACTACTACAATGCAATCAATTTCAAAACCAAATTTTTCACAACTTATTCTTACTGCATTTCCTACTTTGAACTTCTCTAAATTAAATACCATATACAATTAAACCTCCTACTTTATTTTTAAATTTACTGGCAAATACAAGTTAACTAACTCTATATCTCTTGTTAATGTACTTCTTTTAACTTTCTTATCTTTATTAAACTTCTTGTTACTTTTCTGCTCGTCATAGTATGTAATCTTATATAACTCTTTGTTTCTCTCTACCTTGTAAACTTTGTTTTTATAGATTGTTTTCATGATGTTATCCCCTCGTTGTATTTTCTAAGACCTTCAAAACTTGCTTTTATTTGCTTATCATTGCAAAATTGGGTATAAGCTATCAGTACTCTTACATTCAACTAAATCACCCCCTTTCTTTTTTTCATTACATCTTTATCTTTCATTGCATTTTTCATAATAAATTCTTCAAATGATATTCTATCAATCATGTACTTTCTTCCTATTTTTAAAGCAATAAAATCTTTTGTTATCATGGCTTCTCTTGCCATGTTTCTAGCTGTTACATCAGATATTTTCAAGTACTCACAAAATTCTTCTATAGTCATTAACTCCATTCTTTTAATTCCTTCTCTATCTAAAAACATCTTGATGATGTCTGTTGTATCATCTCTTCGCATTAACTCTTGTACTAAGTCTTTTGTGTCTATGAATTGTAATGCTACACTCATTTTCAAACCTCCTTCTCATATTAATTGAATATCCTGTATTTAGTTTTCAAGGTACTGTCATGATTTAACCTAATTTTTGCTTAAATCACTTGATATTCCATATTTTAAAGCCATATCTTTTACAATAGCCACATACCCCTCTATTAGCTTCTTATCATCTTGTATTACATCTAAATTGTTAACTTTCTCTCTTTTAGATTCAGATACACCTTCTTCTGCCATTTTTCTTCTTTTATTGATTAATCTTCTATGTAGGTCAACTCCAAATCTCTTATTTAATAATTCATAACTTTCTGTTCTAAGCATATTTATATGTTCAAAACCACCTTGTTTTTTTGCTATTCTTGCAATTAGTTGATGTGTATTTGTTCTCCAACTATTTGAGTCTAATGAAACTACATCTTTTATTGTTTCAACCTCTGTCTTTGCTTCTAAAGCAATGCTATTTGCTTGATTAACTTGAAGTCTTAAATCTTTCATTTCTTTTAAACTTTCTATTAATACATCTTCTATACAAGTTGGCTTATGTTGCTTAACTTTGAAATATGTTTCTTCTAAGTTATCAAACTGCTCCCAAGCTTTGTCAGTATCCAATATTTTGCAGTGTCTATTTGCTCCTCTTTCAGTCCAAAGATACATTTTTGAAGTAAATTTTAGGTTTTCATATTCTGTATGAATACCTTTAAAATTTTTTAAATCATCACCTTGCAATAAAAAATAATGTTTACCTTCAATAAATCTATCTTTGTTATTGTTAAAATTGTTGCTTATATTTCTTGCATCTGTTTCATATACATCTGCTAGTTGCTGTGTAGTTAAAACTCTTTCGTTATTTCTTTCTATTACTTGTAAGTTATTCATATTTTTCAGCTCCTTTTTCTTTAAATGTACTTTTAGTACAGTTGTTTTTCAAAAAAATATACTCTATTGAAGTATTGAAATAAGCTGCTATTTTTACAGCTGTATTTAGAGACGGTACTCTTTCGCCATTCTCTAAGAAAGCTATATACCTACTTGTAAGACCTAATTCAGCTCCTAACTGATTTCTACTTAGTCCTTTTTGTATTCTAAAATCTTTTAGTTTATTCATTTTTTCACCTTCTTTTACTTTATCTTATGTACTAATAGTACAGTACTATTAGTACATTGTCAATAGCTTTTTTAAAAAAAATGAGCTATAATTGATAATTAAGAACTAATAGTTCAATATAAATTAAAAAGGTGGCTAAATAACATGATTGGATATAGAATAAAGGAATTAAGAAAAGAAAAAGATATTACTCAAAAAGAACTTGCAACTTTTTTAGGTCTTACTCCTAAAATGATTTCTTTTTATGAGAAGGAAGAAAGATTTCCTCCACATGACATAATTTTAAAATTATCAGATTTTTTTAATGTATCTACAGATTATTTGCTTGGAAAGGTCAATGTAAAAAATATAGACAATCTTAGTGAGTTAGAGCTAATTGAAAATCTAAATTTCTCTGATGATATAAAAGAAGCTTTAAAACTAATTAGCGAATTAAGTCCTTCTAGTCAAGAAAAAATGTTCAAAATAGCAAAAGTATTTCTTGAAGAAGAACTTAATGAGAAAAAATAAGAAAGAGAAGAAAACTATTCTCTTTCTTTTTTATTTTCTTGTTTATAATATTCTTTTAATAATTCTATGTACTTTTCTAACTTCTCACTATTATTTTCTCTTAATTTGTTCAATGTATCCCCTGTGTCAATTAGTAGTTTTTTTGATTTTTCCACACGCCTTCCCCCTACTATCAGAACTTACGTTCTTATTTTTAGTCAAAATTCCCTAATGAATTTTAATAAAATATAACTATGTATTTTCATTTCTAAAAATATTTTTAGATTATTCAAAATTTTCTTGGATAATTATCTTACTTACATAATAATACTTTTGTTAAATATATGCAATAAAAAAAGGGGAATTGTAACAAAAAAATCGAATTTTGTAGAGTCTTGGTTATTTTTTCCATTCCTGTGTATTATTAATCGTCTTTTTAATTATAATTTTTTGTATTTTCTTGTTTTTATAATTTTTTTTATTATTTAATTTTAAAATCTTCGTTTTACTTTTTATACCATATAAATATAGTATTTACTTTTTAATGCTATTTAATTACATATTTTTCCTAAATACATAGCATTTTTGTAGAAAATTTTATATACTTAAATTGTTATTATCATGAAGTAGAACAAAAAATAAAAAAGGAGTTTTGATATGAACAATGAAAATGAACAGTTAAAAAGTGATTTACTCATCAACGATGAAAAAATCAAAAATCTTAATTTCAAGATACCTTGGTACTACTCTTTATGGACTATATCCATACTAATTCTTTCTACATTTTCAACATACTCTATATCATTTATAGTTGCAATAATATTCTTATTTAAAAGAAATAAGATAATGAAAAAACATAAAGATAGCATTAGTATACTATTATCTGATATCGAAAAAATCAATAATAAATATATTTCATTAAATGATGAAATTAAAATGAAAGAAAAACACTTTAAAGATTTATGTGAATCAAACGAGAAAACGCTAAAAGAATTATCAAATCTATTAGACAAAAAGAAAGCTGAAATTGATAAATTTGATTCAGAAAACCAAGATAAATTTAAATTTATCGAAGAACTAAAAATAGAAAAAGAAAGACTTGATAATCTTATAAAGGATAAAAATATACTTAAGGATAATATTAATACTTTAAACGCTCATTTAGAAGAATTAAAAGACGAGAGGGAAGAACTTAGAGATATAAATACAACTTTAAAAAATAAAAAAGAAGAGTTAAAAAGGCTATCTGAGGAATTAATACAGACTGAAGATGAGGTTCTACTTCAATCATTTGGATTATATAATCCAAAATATGATTTTGAAAATTCCGATGAGTATATGGAAAAATTAAAAGAAATAAGAGAAAGACAAAAACTATTAATAAGAAATAAAACAGGTGTAAAATATTCTGATTCTTGGACTGTTGATGGAAGTATTCAAAAAGGTAGAACTATGACTAATCAAAATATTAAAACAGCTCTTAAGCTCTTCAATAGTGAGTGTGACATTGCTATGTCAAAAGTTAGTTTTAAAAATATTGATTCTATAGAAAAAAGAATACGAAAAGCATTTACTGATACAAATAAATTAAATACTTCAAATAAAGTTTCTATAAAAGAAAACTATCTTAATTTGAAAATAGATGAGCTTTATTTATATTATGAATACCTTCAAATGAAAGAAGAAGAAAAAGAAGAACAAAGAGCTTTGAGAGAACAAATGAAAGAAGAAGCTCTTGTTCAAAAAGAAATAGAAAATCAAAAAAGAAAACTAAAAAAAGAAGAATTACAATTTAAGAATGAATTACTTAGACTAAAATCAACTATACCAGAAGATGAAAACGACAAATTAGAATGGGAACAAAAAATCAATTCTATAGAAGAAAAACTAGCTTTACTATCAAAAGATTTAGATGATGTATTAAATAGAGAACAAAATACAAGAGCAGGACATGTATACATAATCTCCAATATTGGTAGTTTTGGAGAAAATATATATAAAATAGGAGTAACTAGAAGATTAGACCCAACTGAGAGAATAAATGAATTAAGTAGTGCATCAGTTCCTTTTAAATATGATATACATGCGACTATATTTAGTGAAGATGCACCTAAATTAGAATCAGCTTTACATAAAGCTTTTGATAATAAGAGAGTTAACAAGGTAAATAATAGAAAAGAATTCTTCAAAGTTACGCTTGATGAAATAAGAACAGAAGTTGAGAAAAATTTCGATAAGACTGTGGAATATACAAAATTGGCAGAAGCACAAGAATATAGACAAACGTTAAAAATACAAGAATTAAATAAGAAATTAGCTTAAATATATTCAAACAATTATAATTTAATAAAATATTATTTTTGAATATCTGTACAAATTTGTGATATAATAATAGCAAGGAGATAAAATTTACTTTGTAAAAGGTGAATTTCTCTAATTGATTAGAATTTAAAAGTTATTTCTTTAAATCACCCTTATTGGCGTTTGGGTGATTTTTTATTTTCTCGTAAATGTAAGCTGACACAATTCCAGCTACTATACTCAATAAAAAGTTAATTAACATATAAATTCACCTCCTTCCTATATTGGAATTTGGCGTTTATATGAGAAAATCACCCTTAGCTTTTCAATTTTATTTTCCTTGCTACAATTATTATATCATATAATTCTTACATATTTTACCTATATATTACTTTTTTATTCATCCATATATCTCTGTATACATCTATCTATTATCGAATAGTATTTATAACTTAGATTTGATATAATAAAACAAGAGCTATTCAATATATTTTAAACATGAATAATACTTATAAAGGGAGTGTACATATGAATATCAAATCAGCTTTTATAAGAAAAAGAGGGGAAAAATTTCATGTATATGTGGAGTACATAGAAGAAATGACTGGCAAGATAAAACAGAAAAGTTATGGGAGCTATGAAAAGAAAAAGGATGCTGAAAAACATTTAATTGAAATAAAATCTACTATAAATAGTAATAAGTTTATTACTCCAAGTAAAACCACTCTTGTAGAGAGGTGTTATAAATACATAATGTCAAATGAAAAAAATTGGTCTCCTTATACAGTTATAAATAGGAAATCTTGGGTTAAGAATTATATAGAACCTTTTTTTAAAGATACAAAACTTATAGATATAAATCCTGTTTTAATTCAAACTTTTATAAATACAACTTTTAATAATTGTACTTTTAGTAGCTCAAAGATAAGGTATCGTTTTATAAGTTCTGTTCTGAAAGAAGCATATAGATTAAGAGAAATAAATGAAAATCCATGTGATTTTGTAAAACTTCCTCATAAAGAAAATTCTTCTAAGATTGAAATATATAATAGAGAAGAAGCTTTATTGTTGATAGAAAAACTAAATAATAGTAACATAGAAATACCTATTTTACTAATGTTGACATTAGGTTTGCGACTAGGAGAAGCTACTGGACTTAGATGGACTGATGTTGATTTAAATATCGGCTCTGTAAGTGTAAGTCAAACACTTATATACGCTAATAATAAAATAGAATTTAAAGAACCTAAAACATCAAAATCAAGAAGAACATTGTCAGCTCCTGATGAACTAATAGAAAAACTTAAGATTGAAAAATTAAGACAAAATAAATTAAAATTACAAGGAATACTTAAAAATGAAAATAATTTAGTTTGTTTAAACAAAGATTATAATCCATTTTTACCAGCTACATTAAGAAAGTCTTTTCATAGATTTATTAAAAAAAATAACTTAAAAAACATTAGGATGCATGATTTAAGACATACAAATGCAAGTTTGCTTTTATTAGGAGGTACTAACATGAAAGTTGTTTCAGAAAGGTTAGGTCATACAGATATACAAATAACTATGAACAGATACTCTCATGTTTTAGAAGAAATGGATAAAAAAGCATCTGATAATTTAAGTAAAATATTATTCAAATAA